GTTAGGAGATTCTCTTAAAGCATATTATGATTTTGGAATTACACAAACATATCCTAGTCCAACATCATCACAGGTTTTTGATATATCACCTTACGTTCGTTCTCATGGATCACTAACCGGAAAACACGTACTTATAGAAAATAACTATGTTAAATTTAATCCAGGCGCAGAACAAGGCGGGATAAAACAAGAACGTGCTTTAACAGATAGTATAGGAAATATTCAACCACATAATGTTTTAGAATATGGTGATGAACACACAATTCTTTGTTGGGCTAAAATTGATACAGGATATGACGCTGCAGGTTTTAATGTTTTAGGCCATGAAAGAACGTTAGATCAAGCGTTTGGTTGTTTGGTTATGTATGATGATCAAAATCATACAGGTTCTTTGGAACTATTCGTAAATTATGTTGATGGTTCTATTGGAAGATTTTGTCCTCCTGCTGGTTTTAATATTGCAACTACTTCTTCTTCCACAATATTAGCAAATTATTGGCAAGGTACAAGTAATTCAGCAAATAAAATTACAGATAACGATTGGCATTTACTTGCAATTAAAGGAACACACAATGGAAGCAATGGAAGTATCGCTGTAAGTGTCGATGGTGCTGCGTTTGAAACAATTTTTACAGGAAATAGTACGACTGATTATCGAGGAGGTACAAGATCAACTAATGACTTTTTAGATTTTACTCCAACTTATGGTGCTGATTCAGAATTAAACTTTAATGGTACTAACGCGTATATTGATACACAAATACAAAACTTAAACTACGGACCTGCATGGGCAGCAGCAACTGGATTTAATAAATTTTATGAATTTCCAGGTGCTACTATGGTTGGTAAAAGACCTAACTTAACTTTTGTAATTAAATTTAGAATAGATCAAATTCAACATAGCGATATTTTTTCAAATAGATTAATCACCGCTTGGGCTAGTAGTTCCACTGTTATTGGTTTAACGTTTTCTCACTCTCACGGATTATTTGTACATAAAAGTACTAATATACTTGGAACAATTATTCAACCTGGAAATGTACAAACTAATACTGATTACACTGTTGTTGTTTCGATTGATAGACTAGGTCGTAATGTGAAAGGTTGGGTAAATGGTCAATTAATGTCAGATGAAACTGGACTACAGGCTGCAAGTCAATATACTCCTCCTGCACAAAGATTATATATTGGTGCAGGACCTAATGGCGTAAGACCTTTTAACGGAAAAATGTCAATGGTTGCAATTGATACTGTACTTTGGAACGATACAAAAGCAGCCAATATTTTTGCAAATCCATTTTCAACATCTGACTTTGACGATCCAATGTTCATTTATCATTTTAACGATGATACCGCAACTCTTGGTACTCCTGTTAAAACAATGACAGAAAGTTCAGCGGGTGCTATAGCAAATCCTGTAAATAATATATATGTGACAGAACCAACTGATTATAATAATAGCTTAAATTACGCAGGAGTTGCAGGAGATAAATGGGAACTTACAATAGGTAATACACAAGGAGCAGGTGGAGCAACACCCTTATTTTATGGTGCACAACATGATGGAACTGGAAGTCCAACAAATCCTTTTGGCGGTGTTTATAATGAGCCTACAACATACGCATTTTCTGGTCAAATTAATTCTGTATTTTTATATAATAAACAATTAAGTGATAGTGAAATATTAAATATTTTTAATGAAACAAAATTCAATGTTTTAAATAATATTATTATTTCAAAATCAGGATTTGAAAATACTTCTCGTAAATATAAAATTTATTATGAAGGTGTGAATCATTCAGACGTTTCATCAGGTGTTTCTAAAATTCAATTTGAAGATGTTGGTGGAGATGTAAATTTATTAACACCAACGTTTGTTGAAGGTTCAACAGCGACTGGAAAATATACAGGTAAAAAAGGATTTTTATCACACACAAATAAATTATTAGATAGTGAATATTGGCAAGATTTTTCTTATGAAATAAGATCAGGTATTTCTAGTGAAAAATGGTTAAATGAATTTTTAACGCTTGTGCATCCTGCAGGATTAAAATTATTTGCTGCGTTTTTATTAAGAATTTTTCAAAAAAATACGTGGGATTATGAATTAATTGATGAATTTCACAATGTTAAAAATTTACTAAAAACTCTTGATCCAAATTCTGAAGAATACCAAAATACTAATGCTACGTTAGAAAGATTAAAAGATAGTATAAATTCTTTTTATAAGTTTCCAGCAAATAGTAATTATAAAGAATATAACCAATGGATAAGAAATGCGCCTGCGGGATCTTATGGTATACCAACTTTTCAACCTGGTTATCTATATCGTGAATTTGCAGTTATACAATTTCTTGTTGAAGGTTTTCTTACACCTACACAAAAGATTTTAAACGAAGATGGAACAGACGCTCAACCTGAAGTAAATCATTGGATAACATTTGGTAAAAACTATATTGGTCATATCGTATTTGAAACACTATTAAATAGTCTTAGTAATATAAACACACGCATGTTTGATCAATTCGTAAACGGTCAATTGAAATTTGGTGAACAAGAAAAAATAGCATCTTATTTAAGTAGTAATTTAAATGAAGGTGCACTTGATTTAGAATTAGATGTAACTAAAAAATTAAACTTTGGTGGAATGTCATCACAAGTAAAAG